CGGGTACTATTAAATATAGTTTAAGGCCAGCCGATACTGAAAGGAATCTCTGGGCCGTGTTAAGGGATTACGACCTCGACTATGCCGTATTTGATAAAAAGGGCTGTTCGGGCTGTGAATACAGGAACGGCCGGCAGAAATCAATCTTCGGCGGGGACGCGGATGACAGTACCTGCCTTAAACCGGAGTGCTTTAATGGCAAGACCGAGGAGCGCCTGCAGAAAGAAAAATCAAAGCTCGCGAAGTCGGGCCGGACCGTGCTTACGAAAACAGAGGCGAAAGCGCAGAAATACTCGGCAATACCTACCGGATACAATGGTTTCAGCGAAGCCCAGCAGAAGAAGTGCGGGAAGTGCGCGAACGCCGCCCTCGCCATACACGTGAGTTATAATAATATCAACACGGAACTGGTGTGCAAGGACCGGGAATGCATGGGCAAGCTTAAAGAGGCGGCAAGGAAGCAATCGGGTACATCCCAGCAGGACCCGAAAGGGCGCGCGATAGAAGGATTGGTTGAGGGCATGGTCGGTTGCGCCACGGATGAGCTGGTTGCCGCCAGGATGAACGATACTGTCGCCCTTTTTATAGCGATAGAATACCTGTCTGACGACGAAGTAAAACCGAGTAAGAAACCTACAACAAAAGAATTGATTACGGCGCTCGCGAAAGCCGCGGTTATTTTTACGAATAACGGTAACGGTAACCGCGACCGGATATTGCGCTCCCTTGAAATCACAAAGAAAAATATTGTTTTCACGGCAGCCGAGATAGCTAAGTTTCCCCCGCTCAAGGATAGCAAGGACTGTACGGCCGAGGAAGTAATCGCCGCGCTGGAAAAGCAGGGGTACAAAGTAACGGAAGAAAAGAAAACGGAAACAAGAAAGAAATGAAATTAACAAAGCTTGAATCACCGGAAGGATTTATGAAGGGTCTCGATTCGACAGGTGTCGAGATATGGAAAACTGATGCCGGCTTGAGAATTATTATGTCGGTTGATAATACGCCGAAGTGGGGCCCGCTCAAGCATATTTCGATATCCCATGCGCACAGATATCCTTTTTGGGATGAAATCGTCGCAATTAAGAATCATTTTTATGGAGAGAATCTCGACACGATGATGATACTGCCGAAAAAATGCGACTGGGTAAATGTGCATGAAAACTGTTTTCATCTTTGGCAGACACCCGAAGCATGGGGGGAACTGGAAAATAAATGGGGCGAGTGATTTAGGGAATAAAATAGTAGTAGGAGTCTAACATGGAATCTCAACAGGATGGGAGCATAGAAGTAAGAACGTACTGGGACTTTTGTGAGGTAAGCAATAAAAAGTTCAGAAGATTATTTTTCTTGCAGAGCCTACTTCCAGACGTATACTACTACTACGATAGCAAGCAAAATTGTTTTTGCAGAGAGATAACGAACGTTGAAGGTAGGATTGAATTTGGTCGATTCTTTCCTAGGACATTCTCATGGTTTCAGTATAAACCATTGAAATATCTACTGGCCACATATGCTCAAGGATGAATAGGAGGGACTTAGATGGACCCGAAGCATGGGGGGTACATTAAAGGCCAAGCCTCAAAAGTCAAGGACTGACAAGGAGAACAACCCAATGACCTGGAAAGAAATCTTCTACAAGCTCCTGAAACTGGGGCTGGTATGTTTCACGCTTTCGTATATAACCAGCACGATTGCGAGTTTCATCAGGAACAAACCGGCATCGCAGACGACATACAACACGAACTACTACGAGGCGCAGCGGTCGGAGCTCAGGGATAGCAAAGGGGCGAGAAAATGATTTGCTTGGATTTTAATGTTTTTAATTTATTGTTGACTTTGATATATGTAGTTATAGTCTGCGGCCTGGTCTATCTGGCACTGGAATGGCTTAGAAAGGCCGGAGAGCGGAAGGGGAGAAATAACGATATGAAAAATGTCGCAGTATTTTTGCTGTATGTCCTGGGATGCCTGGGCAAGCTCGTATTAACGCTGTTTGCGGGGGTATTTTTTGTGGTTGCTGTTTCCATACTGGAGTCGGTTAATTTTTGCTGGAGAGGGGCGAGGCGGATACTGAAAATACTCAAGAACGAAACAAGGCTCAATAATAAATAATTAAAGTATTCTGGGTTTATAGGTGTTTACGGTAGGTACTGTTTTTAAAAAGGGGGTTTATCTTGAATCATAAATACGAATGTCCGCGTTGTCACGCCTCAAGGTGGAAAACGGTCGTCAAGGGTTTAAAGTATAAATGCCGGAATTGCGGGTTTGAAGGAGCAGGAATATTGAAGGAGCATTTCAAGAAGTCGGAGGAGCGGCAGCAGAAAAAAGTCAGGGCAATAATAGATAAATACAATGAGTTGTTGGATTCGGGGAAACAGGTAAAATTTGTAATGGAGTACATAGCGCATAAATTCAAGGTAACCGATAGGACAATTTATCGGTACTTGTCAAGGGGAGGGTTATAATGTTCAAGATTGACTTAGGGGTGGAGGTGCTTGAAGCTATTAGCGGATTAAAGGGTATTGTAGTCGGAAGGATTGACTATCTTACCGGTTGCAAGCAGTATAACGTGAAGCCTAAAGGTTTAACAAAAGATGGTCAGATGAAAGAAGCTATATGGATTGACGAGGATAGGCTGAAGGTTATCAGTAAGGGAATAAATATTAAAGTCAAAAGTCCAGGAGGTGTTTATTTAGAAGGTTATCCAAAATAAGTTAAAATATCATCAGTAAATAATTGACATTTACTGACACTATACAGACAGAACCCGCTTTTCATTATATAAATATAGTATTGAAGGCGGGTTTTTTATTGTGAGAAAAAACCAGAATAGTAAAGACAAACCGCAGCAACCCGAAAAAGGGAATCCCCAGGAAGTAAAACCGCTTACCCTCAAGGAACTCAAGGCTAGGCTTAATATCCAGCAGGCGCATTTCTGTGAAATATACACGAGCGATACCGAGGTTATCGGGAACGGTTGTCGGAGTTATGCTATAGCCTATGGTTTAGATATGAGTATTGAAAGCCAATACGAAAATGCAAAATCCAGCGCGAGCGAACTCCTAACCAATCCTAACATTTACAATTATATCAACGCCCTGCTCGATGCCGGCGGGTTCAATGATATGAACGCCGATAAGCAGATAGCGTTCCTGATGAACCAGCAGGAAGACAAGCGCGCCAAGGTCAGCGCAATCCATGAATACAACCTCATCAGAAATCGTGTCAATAGGCTTGTATTAACCAACCCCGACGGAAAGGGTTTGTTTGAGGGTTTAAAGGATTTATCTGATGAAGAAATTATCCGCAGAATGAAAGAAATTACAGAAAGAGCCAAGGGCGATAAATGATAACAACAGATAATCCGGTTAAGGAATCTCCGCGCCAGAAAATAGAAAAACAATATACTGACCTGGTTCATCTTGAGTATGAACTCTGCAGCCGCCGCTATTATTCTTTCTTCAAGCGCGCCTGGGAAGTAATTGAACCGCAAACAAAACTATTGTCTAACTGGCACCAGGAACTTATCGCCGAGTACATGACCGCCTGTTATTTGCGGCAGATTAAAAAGTTGATTATCAATATCCCGCCCCGTTATACAAAATCTAATCTTGTGACCGTTGCCTTCCCGACCTGGGTATGGACACAGAAGCCGGATGAGCGGTTCCTGTTTACTTCCTACTCCGCGAGCCTGTCAACCAAGCACAGCGTCGACCGCAGGACGATTATCGAGTCCGCCTGGTACCAGGAGGGCTGGGGGCGTAAATTCAAAATGGCATCGGACCAGAATGTCAAGACTGAATTCCAGAATGATAAACGCGGCCACATGGTCGCAACCTCAATGGGCGGCACCGCAACCGGCAAGGGCGGTAATATCCTGATCGTGGATGATCCGCATAACCCCAAGCGCGCGGAATCGCAGCTGCTCCGGGAATCGGCAATACAGGACTTTGACCAGAGTTTTACGACGAGACTTGACGATAAAGTCAACGGCGTGATTATCATAGTCATGCAGCGCCTGCACGAGGGCGATTTAACGGGGCACTTGCTCAGCAAGGGTGGCTACACGCACCTGTGCCTGCCCGCGGAAGCCCCGCAGCGGACGGTGGTAACCTTCCCCGTATCCGGGAAGGAAATAGTCAGAGAAGAAGGTGCCGTATTGCACCCCGAACGTGAGGATAAGGCGGCGCTTGATAAAGGCCCACGGCTCGACCTGGGAAGTTACGGCTATGCCAACCAGTACCAGCAGGAATCATCGCCCAGGGAAGGCGGAATATTCAAACGCTCATACTGGAAAAGATATGACAAATTATTTACGAAAAAGGTTAAACAGGAAGGTCAGGATCAGGAAGTAGAAGTTCTGGATTATGATGAGATAGTGGGTTTCTGGGATATGAGCTTTAAGGATCTGACCACATCGGATTTTGTCTGCGGCCAGACCTGGGGCAGGAAGGGTGCGAACTGTTATCTCCTGCATCAGGTCAAGAAGCAGATGGGGTTCAGTGAATCCCTGAAGGCAGTAAGGGCCATGCGCGACCGCTACCCGGAAATGAGAAGGACTGTAATCGAGGATAAGGCCAACGGGCCAGCGATCATCGAATCCGCAAAGAATGAGATATCGGGACTGATAGCCTTTAACCCCGAAGGCAGCAAGGAAGAACGCGCGGCTGCTTCCGAGCCCATGCTCGAGGCCGGGAATGTGTTCCTGCCCGAAAAGAGTGTTGCTACTTTTGACGTTGAGGGTTACATTGAAAACTTCGCCAAATTCCCGAAAGTAGTACATGATGATGATATCGATGCCACGACTATGGCCCTGCTTTATTTCAAGGCCAGGGAACGCCGGCAGCAGAGGATACTATGAAGATGACGAAGAATCCCATTGTCAGGTGGATTGATAGCCGGATAAAGAAATCCATTTCATATATGGGCATGATTTTTACTGGCGAAGGGGCCGTCAGGGGCAACCAGGGCAAGTACATGAAGGGCGAGAAGACCACTGAGGCCTATGGCGAGGAGCTCTATGTCTACGGTTGTGTCTTTCTCATTTCGAATACTATCGCTTCTATTCCCTTGAGAATATATAAAGACGAAACAAAAAAAGAGGAAATGCTGAACCATCCCGCATATAAATTATTTGCCACGCCAAATTTCAAGGATTCCTGGTATGACATTAAAGAGGCGGTAAGCGCATGCCTGGAATTGGACGGCAATACATTCATGCTTACCGGAGAGGGTCAGCCCGAACAGGTCTTCGTCCTTATTCCCAAGTCCGTTGAGATTCTCCCCGGCAAGAAAACGGGCATAGTAACCTACGAAGATTATATCGGCGGCTACAAATACGGCGATAAGCCCTACGGGGTAAACGAGATATTACATGAGAAGAAATTCAATGTCGAAGAGAACTACCGCGGCATGTCCCCGATTAAGGCGGCCGCGCTTAATATCGATACCGTAACCGAAGCGAAGCGGCAAAATTACAATATCTTCGCTAATGGGATGAACAAGGACACCGCCTTTGAGAGCGATGAGATGTTTGACGAAACTTCCTATAAACGCCTGAAGCAGGACTTAAGGGAGAAGAATTCAGGCACGGCCAATGCGCATGAGCCCTTGATATTATTCAACGGCCTCAAATATAAACAGGCGGGTATCAGCGCCAAGGACCTTGAGTATATCGCCGGCCTGAAAATGAACCGGGATGAGATATGCGGATTCCTGTATCAGGTGCCGCCGATTCTTCTGGGGATTCTGGAGAACTCAAGTTATAACAACATCAAAGAAGCGAAGGCGATATTCTATGAATTCGGTATTATCCCCAGGCTCGTAAAGAACAGGGAATTATATCAGCACCTGATTGACAGGTACGCAGCGGGCGGGTACATCGATTTTGACCTATCCGGCATTAATGTTCTGCAGGAAGACCAGAAGGAAAAGATACTCAAGGCCAAAGAACTATGGGGCATGGGCGTGTCGATGAAGCAGCTCAATGAACAATTCAAGCTTGGCATACAGCAATATCCGGGCTGGGAAATAGGTTATATACCCTTCAGCGTGGTTCCTGTGGGCGAAGACCGCACGGCCCCGCCCATAACGCCGCCCCCTGAACCCGCTAAAACCATTAAGAAAATAATCTGGACCGAAGAAAAGAAAGTCCTGAAGTGGAATAAGTTCTCGGGCACTATTGAAAGACATAAACTCGCTTATAAAAAAGACTTGAAATCATTCTTTATCACGCAACGGGATGAAGTCCTGGGCAGGGTAAATGAATACAAATTACTCGGCTACGAGAAACTTGAGGAAAATACTTTTGCAATCTATGCCGAATCAGACGGGAAAAAGAAGGCGATTAATCTTGATGCGATATTATTTGATAAGGGCAAGGAAGTCAACCGGCTCAGGAAAGTAAGCCTGCCCAATCACAGGAGGGCAGCAGCTGAGCAGGCGGCGACAGAATACGCCATGCTCGGACTCGACATTGCCTTTGACATTAATAATCCCCGTATAGCGAAATGGCTTGCCGAGAATGCCCTGTTGAAAGCCAAGTTTGTCAATGAGACTGTTTACGATTCGGTTAAGCAGGCACTAATTGACGAGATAAACGCTGGTGGCAGTATAGCGCAGATAGCGGACAAAATCAGGGAAATCTATCAGCCCTA